TATAAAGAAAAGTCTTCTTTATAATAGCTATAGGCATCCCTGGCTCTTGTGCTGTGTTGGCTTTCTTGCCTGCACTCGATGGGAATCAAGGTTGTTTCTGGTAGGTCCCGTGGCACTTGCCGCGCGTCAATGGCCCGCACTAGGCTCCTAGTCCAGCGCGCCACCACTACATGGTGCCAGATCTACTCTCTACCTTCGGTTGAATTTCGGTCCAACGCGAAGTCTTGTACTGAACTTGCTGGAGACGTAAAGAAGTTCCTCGCTAATTGTCCTAGTGACGATGAAGCGGAGAAAATGGCTTTTCAGTCAATAAAGAAACTTCTTCCTGCGTCTTGCAAGTGTCAGGAGCGTGATCTGGTGATCGGACTCTCTGAGCTTCTGTCGAAGCCTTCTGGCCCCCTGCCGGCACACTATCTCGCCTTCGTAAGAAGTACTATCTCATCCTTGTTTCGTAAAGGGTGGGACTCGGGATTGTATGATGACAGGTGTAGGCTTGTGAGTGCCAATCTCTCGGGGACGACTGATTCACCTCGTCGGGAGGGAGGTTGTTTGGGTGCCATTAACGATCACGTGTCCCTTATAGACGCCGTGACCGGTAGGGTCCCTTATGACGTCCCGAAGATCGAAGCGATGTTGATGGTCGTCCAGTCGGCTGGTAAGCCTCGTCCTCTGACGAAGTTTTCTTCAAGTGAGGTTTGTCTTGAGCCTCTTCATAAGGCTATTTATAGCCGCTTGTCAAAAAATCGTTGGTGTTGCCGAGGCGATCCGACCTCTGAGAAGTTGTCGCGAGCGGGGTTTCGTCGGGGGGGAATTCTTGTCTCTGGGGATTATCGTTCCGCAACGGATAATCTGCCTTTGGAAGTAGCGGAATTAATTCTCGAGGCGATTCTGGAGAATTCGGTCTCAGTGCCGGATTCTGTGAAAGAGCATGCGCGTCGAGTTTTAAGGCCAACACTGTGGAATTTAGACTACGATCTGTCATTTCAGATTAGTCGTGGACAGATGATGGGGTCTTTCCTTTCCTTCCCTCTGCTCTGCCTTCAGAACTTTCTTTGTTTTGATTGGGCAAGGCGTGAGGCTGGGCTTGATAGGATGCCACTTCTGATAAACGGCGATGATATCTTATTTGAGACTTCGGACGAAGAATTTCCGAAAAGGTGGATGGAAGTTGTTGGGTTACTCGGCCTTGAGGTGGAGCGTACTAAAACCTCAGTGTCTACTTCGTTTGGTTCGTTAAATTCTACCCTATTTCGGTGGGGTGAAGATGACTTACTTTACGTAGTTCCGACTCTGAGGTTTGGTATGCTCCGCCCGGCTGAGTTCCCTAATTCCCTAGGGACGTCCTTTGACTCCTTCGTGAGAGGTCAGCCCACCGAAATTCGATGGAGGGCTGCTCGGGCATTCTTCAGCTGGCACTTGTGCTTGATGAAGTCTGTCCGTTTGCAGCCTGATGAGCTCGGATTTCGGGGTGGGCTGGCCTTCAGGATGTCTAGGATTTTCGGTCTTCTCGCGAACGATGATTCGGTCGTGGTCCCGCCACGGCCACCGATTTCTCACAATGTCGTTTTGTCTTCGGATGAAGTCTCTATGGTTCCTGCCATAGAGATGACAGAGGAGTTGGTGGAACTGAATAATCGCGAAATGGCATCTTGGAAGTTTCGGGTCGATTTTGTGGACTCCCGCTTTCGTGCGGGTCTTCGGTACTGTCTAGCCCTTTCGAGGGTTCGCCAGCCTTTGACTGTAGTCCGGATCGAGCCCGTTCGGTACTTCCTGTCTGACGATTTTTCGTGGAGACGACTGAGGAAGAGATTCTTCCGCTCTCGTGAGGATGGTAAAGGTTTGATCCCTGTCTTTGATCGGGTTCTGCAATCACAGAACACCGAAGAATGGGAGCCACCACCACCTTACGGGGCAGAAGTAGAGGGTATGTCGTGGGGTGCCTGTCCCGACCGGAGTGATCCTCCTTTTGGAGGGGACTGGTCTGATAAAGAGCGTTTGTGCGGGGCTTGGCAAGCGCCGCACGGGAAAACTTAGAAGGCGTCGCCAGCGAGCCACGGAGAGGGAGTGTAAGGGTAGGTTCTCGGCCTGGACTAGCCGTCCTCATTTTCCATCGGGCTGGGGTTGTTCCCGCGTTGGTTTGAGTGGCCAGTGAGACTGGCTCCTTATCCATTCGTGGATAACGGTTCCAGGTGTGATTCCTACCGCAATGCTGGATGAGAGTACCAGCTTACATGTTGATCTGCTTCACGTGTCGAGCAGTTAGACGTTGTTACCAGATGTAGGTAGGCGCAATGCTACCGAACTGGGAGGCGCTCCAGAGGCCTCTTCCCGCGCACTGCGCG